AATCTACTAAATGTTTCTGAACGTATCCAAGATGCTACATTTACATCATCGAAGAATGCGAAGTGACTTGTGTTAGGACGTAAACCAATTGCACGGAAAGAGATTTTGCGTGCACGCATAAACGGTATTAATGCTACGTCTACTAAACGATCATCAACTACTTCACGAATTGTTTCATCTGCAACAACACGTTGTACTGTAGTAGTTGTAGTAGTACCACCGCCACCAGCACTTGAAGTGGTTTGTGAACCTACTTGTGTACCTGTTGTTTCGTTTCCAGTCCAGTTCCAAGCCCAGTTGTTCCATAGAGTAGCTTGTTCTGTATCAATACGTAAGCCGCCATCTATAATACGATCTGCTTGGTATCGAACCTCACGCCATTCGTCTGATGATGGTGTAATCTCTAACCAACCTCTATTAGTAACAACAGCGAATGGATTAATATTTTCTGCTGATGAAGCCAATGGTTGATCTAACCAAGTAGTTTCGTCGTGGGCTAGGTAAATATTATCACCTTTTTTAACAACGTTAGTAGATTGATCTGAATCGTAAATATATCGTACTTGATTCTCTACAAACTTAGGACGCATAATTTTAGCTGATGGATCGATCGATGCTTTATAATCTGAACTCCAAGTAGCTGAACGAGATTGATCTACAAAGTTATCTACAAAGAAACCCGACTTAGTACGATTAACGCCTGCTGAATCGAGTACGTCTAAAGTAGTTGTGTTTAATTCTAATAAGTTAAGAGCTGTAACTTCTTCTAAGCTATCAATTCTTTTTTCTAATCTACCTATATCAGCCATTGTAAAACGTTTAGAATCTATAGCTTTAATGGTAAGGTCTGTTGTGCTTACTAGATAAGGGTTCATGTTAACCCGATATAGTTCTAAAGCATTGTTAGGTGTTTCAGGAGCTATAGGGTTTAATGATTCGCTAGACTCTTGTACTTTAACAATACCGTCTGTATCGATAATAACTGAACAAGCTTTAGACAAGTAATAGCTAATGTCTGCTTGTATTAGATCGGCGTTCTTCGGTAGTTCGTTAACCCTAGAACCCCCACCAAAGTTACCAGAAGAGTTTACCGACGGACGGAAGTCTAAGAAATCTCTTAGATTAACTACTGAACCGTCTGCTAATGTATGATCTGGAATATCTGCGTAATCTATTTGTCCAGTGTATGAGTTAACACCGAAGAAGTCGCCTGCTGTACCATGTCGGAAATAAGAGTATTGAATGTAAACTTGATTAGTTCCCGCAGGAGCAGTTTGTCCAGCCTTTAGAGTTAGTTTACCAAGTCCGTAATAGTTATCACGTTGACCTTTATCTACATCATAACGTGGAACTAAATCTGGGTGTGTACCTGCTGAATCGACCTCATAAATTTGTACTATTTTATATATGTCAGAGTTTGCTAATACCAGGTTACCGCTGCTATCTGGGGTAATTGTTTCAGACGTAGTTACCAGTGTTTTAGATCTAACCACACCCGCAGATTTATTAACATATCCTAATACTTCGAATGAAGCTACGTTGTTAGGTCCGCCAGAGATGGTTGCTAATTGTGTACCAGCTCCTGTTACACTTGCATTAGAAACTGCATTATTTGCAGGCCCCGTTACCCAGTCATTTGTATCAGCAAAGTTTTCACCTGTCGCCGTTAATGGTATAGTTGCGTTACCATCCGCGTCAGTTGCCGTAATAAACCTACGTTGTACCGTTAATGAAATATCACTAAGCGACTGTGGGCGAGCTGCTGGTAAAGGAAATAATAGACTTGCGTTAGAAGCTTCTTTAAGAACTGCTTGATTGTTTTCTAATACTAAGTTCCAGAAGTTAGTTGTTGATCTACCAATTGAACGTACGTCACGGAATGTTTCACCTGTGTTCATTGTAATCTGCATTAGATATAAACGATAGTTATTACCATCATCTTCTTCAACAAAGCGTACACGTGCAGTACCAATTGATGATCCACCGTAAGTAGTAGCAGAGCGTAAGTCCATTTCTTCTATTGTATTAATATTAGGAATACCTTTATTACCATTACAAAGAATGTAGTTACCGTAGTTAGCAGCAATAACTTGATTGTTTTCTGTAACTGTTGTTCTAGGCTTAAGTACTGGGATAACTGAATTAACGTCTCTGTTAGCTCTATAACCTTGTACGTATGCTGTACCTGGTGATACTACGAAGTTAAGGTAGCTGTCATCTGTAATATTATCGTCAAATTTAAGTGTAAACTTTTTAGCAATGTAATCACCAGACTCTTCGTTAGTACGTAGGGCTAATACTTCATTGATTTTGTTATAATCGTCGATACCTGACACTTGTGAAACTACCACACCATCTTCGATCTTAGCAACGTGTACGAAATTCTCATCATCAGCTAAAGCATCACGTGTTGTAAATACTAACTTAATTTGGAATCGATCTGCGCCAGGAGAAGATATGTTAGGTGTAGAACCTTGGTTATCAAATAAAGCCGCATCGTCTCCAGTTGTAACAATTTGTTGTATAACCTTAAAGCCTATATCTAAAGTAGGTGTAGATGTGTACTTAGATATGATTGCAGATTGTTCCTGAGCAAATACGAAATGCCCTTGTGTCCAAAAGTCTCCAGCATGTATAGAAGCTTTTGTACCTGTACCAACTGCTGGATTAGATACTGTGTCCGTAGTCTGAATAGTTAGGATATAACCTCCACCTTCTAGATCTTCGCCAGCAGCTGCACGTATTGCTCGTGTGCCTGATGTACCTTGAGATGTAGAAAGATACTTAACGAATAATGTAGCTGGATCATCGCCTGAAGCTGCAATAGCTTCAATTACTTCCACGATAATACCACCCTCTGATGCTAACGCGATGCCTACGAGCTCACTAGGATCCGTAGGGAGCGGATTAACGACAGTATTAAGCTTAATAAACTCATAAGAGTTATTACAAGTAACACCACCTGGATTAATAGATGCACCTTCTTTAAATAAGTGACGTCCTAGCCGTTCCATTTCAGATTGGATAATCGTCTGAAGCTGTGTAAGCTCTCGTGCTTGTAGAGCGCGACCTGAATTAAAAAGTACTCTGTGATAGTTATCACTATCTGCATAATCGTCTTTATAAGTAGACGAAAATATTTGTTTTGTAAATTGCGTTGTCATTCTCTACACCAGTCTATATTTGGATAATAATTTTAATGTCTTCTTGTTGTTCTGCAGCACGTGCGATAGCCGCTCTATTGTCTATGTATAGTAAATCGCCAGAAAGGAAGTTAATTGCAGCGGAATCATATGCATTGTTATCAGTATCTATAGATGCGTTATCAAGCACTCCTGTGCCAGCTCCATCTAATTCTGAAACAACTTCACCTTCATTAAATGCACCAAATCCAGTAGCTTCTGTTTGGTGATAGTATACTTGTAATCCATCAATTCTGTCTACGTATGCGCGGGCTTCACTTGTAGCACCTTCGATAAGTTTATCTACGCTAAATGATGTTGTAATTGCTGCGAAAGTCATTGCACGTAATGCGTTACCTGAAATAGCTGTATAAGCTGCGCCAACCATATTTTTTGGATTCTTAAGGATTGATACCTGACGGAAATCATTGTTAACAGTAAATTCACCTGATTCAGATCCATCTGGTTTAGTGTTAAGCATAATAGCACTTGAACGTAGATCTACACGTGGATCTGCACCAAAGCCAGCTGCAGTTGATATAATAGGTTGTACTACTGCACCTGATCCACCGCCACCAGACATACTGATTAATGCGTTATTGTATCCTGTACCTGTTACCATTTCGCCAGCTGAATCTCTAACTTCTACCTTAGTAACCACTCCACCAGCTACAGTAGCTGTTGCAGCTGCACCTGTGCCATCACCTTCGATAACAACGGTTGGGGCAGACGCATAACCTGAACCGCCTGCTGTAAGTCTGTATCCAACAATACCTTTTGGTACTGCAGCATTTTGTATTGTTTCTTGCTCTACGTCTGTTGCAGAACTTTCTGCAGTTGTTGTTTCAACGTAACGTACTGGCATATAATTAGCAGCAAGGAATTTAGAAGCGTCTGGGGATGATATAGAATATAAGAATTTCCATACGTAACCATCTGCTGTTTGAAAGTCTGTAGTTGCAAAGCCTGTAGGTTTAATTGAAGATACGATAGAATTACCTGCAGCATCTTTTGATTGACGTAAGCAAATGTATACTTGGTTTTCATCAGTAATAACATAATAGTTTTGTACTGGATGTCCAGCGATGTTATCATTGTAAGCACTATAAAGTGCACCAGATGACCAAGTTGTTCGTGGTACAACAAAGCTAATGTCTGTAACGTTCTTTACCGATGACATAGCGTAACGTGTATTTCTTTCTTCACGTAATGTATTAACCGGTATTGGAGGTGTGTCTGAAGAATCCCAATCATCAGCTTTACCGATACCTATATAATAACGATTTGCTGAATCTTGAATGTCAGTAACTAAACTGTCAATAAGAATCTTTTTAAGCGGTGTTGTAATAATTGCTGTCATTGAATTTCTCTTATGCTTTTACATAGACGTATGTACCATCGCCTACGCCGTAATTGTCAGGAATATTTAGGTGCCAATCTGATCCGTCCCAGATACACTCTGTTACGCCATATTGACGAATTGAGAATGAAGTACCATTTGCTAAGTTAGCAGGAGTAACTGTTGCTAGTCCTGAGTTTTTATTAATGAATTTTTTAACTTCACCGACTGTTGAACCGTTGGCCAAAGTCATTGCTAAAGGTGAAGCGTTATTAAATATTGTTAAAGGTCTAGTTAGTAAAACTGCACCTGAACCAGTTTCTACCGATTCTTTTAATGCTAATGCTGAGTTTAATCTAACTGCGCCAGAACCTTTACCAGATAGATCTAATGTAACGTCTGTATCTGTACCGACTGCGTGTATCGTAGGTTCTGATCCAGCTATACTGTTA